GACGCATAGGCACCATTAGCACTCGATGTATCGAACCCCAACATTCGATTCAACATAAACCGATTTGCAACCTTCTCAGACACCTCGATATACATCTCATCGTGGATGACCATCCAGTCGTCGTAGATTTTCTCAACCTCTATCTCATCAACACGCATAGTGACAGACTTGATGAGGTGGCGACCGATCTGATCAGAGTAATTTTTTCCAGTTGTTAAACCGGGAAGTTTTATGAGTATATACATGTTACTCAAGAGGTCACCCATATTCTGGGGGTTAAAGGTGACCTTAATACGTTCGTTGAAGGGCCATGTAGGGGATGTAGGACTTCGATTGACGATTGTTGTTCTATTAAATTTTGTAAAATTAGAATGTTTCTTCATATCATAATTAAAAATGGATTCATCTACGTTGTCACTAAGAATGTATGATTCCTGTTTGCCGATGGCATTCAGACTTATTCCAGCACCACTAGCGGTGGGCATCTTATTATTGGGTTATATATTTTTAATGTCCATCTTCCACATATCGATGTGATCCGTCTTTAACATTTTCTCCAAATCTCTCGTCGCCTGTGAAGCTTCTTTCATAAGAGTCTCTACACGTTCTTCTGTGTAATCAACCGTCTTGATATTCAGAAGATAATCCCACGTACCATCCATCTTGGGAAATGTCACTGCTATCTCCGTCTCTAAATCCTGCTTCTTTCTCTTGAACACCACCAGTTTTCCCTCGATCACCATGGAAACAAACTTCGATTTATGATCACACATCGTCGCTTTCTTCTCGAGTACATCGATAAGATGAGCCTTTCTCTTCTTGTAATGTTCCATGCGGAGTTCCACAAAGTCTTTGAGAATTTCTTCTGGACTCGCATACTTGTGAATACCCTTGACGGGGTGGAAGAGGTGCATGTTTGAAACACGGAAGGTCTTTCTCAATTTGAGATCCTTTAGCAGATTCCTTCCTGTGTACTCTGTAATTTCGAAATGGACATCGTCGGTTGTCGAGTTATTGGTGTACCCCCCGATCAACTTCTTTTCGACTAGAGCATCGAGATACTCCTTGTAGTCCTGGGTCCAACGACCTGGTGGTAATTCTGTGACCACAATATTCTCACCTGACCATTTCCATACGCCCTCTGTCATCCAGGTATCTTCTTCCTCGTGTACAACACCCTTGAATCCTCTGAACCACGGTCGCATGGTCACGATTTCCTCCCCATTCAGAATTCGGATGATATTTTCCTTGATGACTTTGGGGTCAAACGGGGGAATATAGCAACTGAAACCTGTACCAATCCCTTCTGTCCCATTCACTAACACCATAGGGATTGTGGGCATATAGAAATCTGGCTCGATCATGCGACCATCATCGTCCAAGTAATTGAGGATGGCATCATCCCTGGGATCGAAAATCTTTCGTGCATCCTTGGTGAGCCTGGTGAAGATATACCTCGTCTGGGACGCATCCTTCCCACCCATGAGCCGTGTACCGAATTGACCACATGGTTCCAATAGATTGATATTATTGGACCCCATATAGTCGTTGGCCAGCTTCACGATCGTATCCGCCAAGGAAACTTCACCGTGATGGTAGGAACTCTTTTCTGCTACATACGCCGCCAACTGAGCAACCTTCATTTCATCTTTCAGATTCTTCTGAAAGCATGAATACATAACCTTGCGCTGGGATGGTTTGAGACCATCAGCCATGTGGGCGATGGAACGCTTCAAGTCTGCGAGACTGAAGTTCACCAAGTCCTTATGTACAAAGTCTGTAATGTCCAACTGTTTCACACTCCCGTAGGGTACCTGGAGCTGATTAGCATCCTTTGCCGTATTCTCGAGAAGCCACACTTTTCGAGCATCCGCCTTCTTCTTGTCAAAGGCGAGGATGATTGATTCGTCCGTCATTTTATCCATATCAAATCGAACAGTGAGATCCTGAATTTGTTTGAAGTATTCACGAGCCTCCGCCGACGTGGAAGTACCCAAACCCTTGTAGTACTTGACTTTCCACCCCGGCTTCCCATCACCATACCAGGTTCTAAATGCAGAATCTGTGTAAAACGATTTGACATTGGAAGCCTTCGTCGCCTTGATAATGGGTGTCACCATACTCACCACAAAGTTGAGCTTGAGGAGGCTCGGCCAGAAGTAGTGAATCATGTTGAGGATGAGACCCTTGATGTGAGACCCATCATTATCAGCATCCGTCATGATCATTAAACGACCATAGCGTAGTTCAGAGACATCCTTGTAGTCCTTACCCTGTTGAAGTCCCAAAATCTTCTTGAGATCGTTGAACTCTTGGTTTGATGTGAGCTGTGATACAGATACATCCCTCACATTCTTACACTTACCACGGAGTGGGAAGACACCATAATTGTCACGACCTACAACTGAGAGACCAGCAACTGCGAGTGTCTTTGCTGAGTCACCCTCAGTCACAATGAGGGTACATTCCTTGGATTTATTCGTCCCCGCCTTGTTCGCATCATCCAGTTTGGGGATGCCAGTAATCTTAGACTTGCGGGCACCATCAGACTTCTGGAGTTCCTTCATCTCCTTAAACTTTGAGAGTGCCAAGAGTTCATCTTGTACACCAGTCTTGAGAACATTCTTGATGAAACTCTTTGTCGCGGTAAACTTACTCCCAAAGTCTGGAGCCTTCGAGGTACATTCAGACTTGACCTGACTGGCGAATGTTGGGTTCTCAATTGTTGCCTTCACGAAGATGTTAAATGTATTCTTAACCTGTTGGGGTTTCAACTTAATCTTCTTCGCCATCTCTTCAATGATACCGTTCGCGATATACGTTGCAACATGATCCACATGTGAGCCACCCTTGGTGGTACAAATACCATTCACGAATGACACTTGCTCCATACCATTTTCAGCTGGGCCGATACATACAGACCATCGATCAGTCGTTAACATACATACGTCCTCAACACCTTCGTGCATCTTGGCATATGTATCAAATCCATGTTTGACAAGAACGTCTCCATTCAACTTTACCTTACAGTTGAGACTTGTACAGATGTTAGCATCCCAAACTCGCTTCTCGAAAATGCTATAGATGTCAGCTTCCATCTTTGTCATTCCAAATCTTTTCCAATCAGGTGTGAATGTGATCGCAACAGATGATGTCGCACCCGCGTATTTTTTTATTTTTGCTTCTTCACAAGTGGTCATGTTACTTGTCCACTTCTGGTTATACATTTGTTTTGTCTCATGATCCTTGATGCTTACCGAAAAGTCGGAAGAATAAATGTTAGTGAGTTTGGCACCGTACCCGTTACGACCACCGACGATTCTCTTCTTCGAGTCATCATAATTGGTACTGGTAAGAAGATGCCCGAAGACTAGTTCAGGATTCCAGAGACCTTCCTTTTCATGCATGAGAATACTGACACCACCGAGTGGTCCATTGTTTTCAATCGTCACGGATCCACTTTCCTTGTCAATGGATACAGCAATAGTCGTAACATTCTTTGGATACATGGAGTTCCGATCAATCGCGTTAACCAGGATCTCGTCAAAGATCTTCAAGAGAGCGGGGGAGTACTTGAGGTTCTTCTTTTCAAACTTGTCATCATTAAGTATCCAATAGGGTTCCGTACCCATCTCAACTGGACCGACATAGGAGTCAGGTCTCTTGAGGATGTGTTCGATATGGGTGAGCTTTTGAACACTTTCCATTTGTTACTGTTTATATTACAACTCTACTCTCTAACTTAGGTATCCATCTTCAACACTTTGTAGACGTGCCAACTCGATGTGCAATGTCATGTATTCATATATCGCATTCGCGTCAAGATCGGCATATGGTGCGACCTTGTCATGTATGAACTGGAGTTCATCTCTTACGACATCTGGGTCAACCAGGAAGAACTCACCGTTGGTCGCCCTAAGGTGATTGAACCGTTTATGTAAGTACGATTCAATTTGTTTTGTCACATTTGAGCACGTGGTAATTTTACCATACTTTTTATTTGTAAATATAGTCTTGAAGAGTGTATGCACTTCAAATTTTTCACAAACACCCGAGTTTAAAATTCCTAAACGAGAATCGATTGAGGTACACATCCCAATTTTAATATACTTTTCCTTGAACGCTGGATTCGTAAGAATGTAAATGTATGAATAGTCGTTAACAGGTGTCTCCACGTGTTCAGTTTCACGTGTTCCAGATTGCTCGAGAAATTTCAGAACCTCTACTTTAGACCGAAACTTTCTACCTCCCGGTGTGAAATAATAATGATCAACCTGACCACGGGTAGCACCGTTTACACGTTTGACAATCTTGACACTCCAATCACCTGGTAGCGTATAACCATGTTCGACTGTGTATTTCCTGAGTTGTTCCATACTTTCTTACTTTAATTACAAATCAAAACTCTAACTTAGGCTTACTATCACTTTTTGGCAATTCTCTCTGAACTTTTTACCGCGGCGAAGTTCGTCATACTCACGGAGACTATGAAACTTGGGTGAATGCGGTAAGAGGTAACCACACGTCCATATCTTCTGCCAGAACTCTGGGCTAAATTGGTCTTTCATGAGAGTGTATAACTTGTGGTCTCTTTGGTCGACCCATTCCTTCGTGGCCCATGGTTTCTTGGGCATTCGTCTATAGTTCCCCTCGTAACGGTTTCTCAATGTGTCACCCTCTATAATTATGTTCCCTCCTCGGGAATACCAGTCGTCCAAACATCGATTCATGTCCTCTTTGTCGAGTGAATCGATGTTTGCGATAGTTGCTTCAAACATTTTTACTTGAAAAGTATAAATCAAAACTCCAACTTAGGGTTCATTTCGAAAAATAACACTCGTCACTCAGATCTGGTGATTATTTGAATCTTCATCAAATTCTCTCCAAGAACGAGTTTCTACGTGAAGACGTCTAAGGACATCTTCGCGGCGTTCGTCCATTTTGATATGTTTACCTACGAGTATATCCTCCAGATGCCAAAATTTTCGTTTATAATAATCTATTTGATTTGTTAACTTGGTTCTTTCTTCTAGCCATGGTTTCTTGTATGTGCGAGTAAGTAGAAAAATTTCTCGTTCATATTTGTCCACTTTAATTTTAAGAGACTTATTCAAAATTTCGGAACGACTGTTGGAGGCATCAATTTTATTTTTTTCAATCTCTTTCTTTAGAAGCTGTACCTGTGTGGGAAGATCATCAGTAAACTCCGCAAGTTCCATATAGGTCATCATCTGGAAAGTATAAGCTGTTATCCTTTATGCTTCTCCAGCAATAGTAGCGAGATATAGATCCACTTCACCCGCAAACGCTGGACACTTCTCCACTGTCCTTTTGGTCACCATATCTTGAATGTTCACGATATGTTCCTTCAATTTCATTATGTCTACACCGGTTGAGTTATGAATTTGAGAGTCTGATGCAATGTCCTTCGCAGCGTAAAGATAAGCAGCAGCATAATTAGCGTGAAGTGTGGCGATCAATGGGGACGCGTCCTGCTGAGCTGCGGTCGCATACCGTGCAGACTGTCGTATCAATTTGTCGAGAGACGCACTCGCCACGACACGACGATTTTTGATAAGTGTGAACATCAGAAATACAGCGATCGCTACGTAGAGGTAAAACATCTCTTTTTGTAATATCAGAGGAAAAAAATCTACCTAAGTGACCGATACATTTATGTTTTTCCAAGTCAATACAAGATGCAAATCATTCGTGATGAAATGTGGAACAGGTGCCTTGGTGATGCGACCAAGATGTATCGTCTTGTTGTACCAGATGAGAGATGTACACATCTTGCGAACGCTACATGGATCATGAAGAAGCGATACAAAGAGTTCGAGAAGAAGAAGAGTGAACGTACTATACAATTAATCGATACGGTACCCGATGAACCAAGAGTACAAGTGAAAAATACAATTTGCATGGCGATGACAATGTCTGGATCGAGATGCAAATTCAAATCAGTGTGTGGACAGTATTGTCGAAAGCACAATGTTCCTGACAAATTAAAATCACAGTTATTGTAAATGTTAGACCAGGAGACGCTTAGACCTGTAATAATAGCAATGTCGCTCTACATAGCCACCAGTGTACTTGTTCCCCGCTTCGCCACCAGGCCTACAAACCTTGAACCCGTTGATGATATTGTTGCATTCCTTGTCTCTCAGCGAGGTTCTATCATGCCTGGAACAATTGTGATGGGTCTACTTGTCCTCGCCTCTAACTATGTTGACACTGAATTCTTTTAAAATATTCTCTCGTGACATTAAATTTTTCGTGAATGTATGATCCATATAGGTGAGTCTTTTAGAATACACATCTTCCATGAATTCCAAGAGTTGGTCGAAGTTCGGCTTCCCCCAGATCATTCCCTTTTTGAAAAGGAAATCATCATTTTCCAACTCTTGAAGTTCACAATCAATCATATAGGGCGAATGAAGATATTCACTTGGACCACCATACGTTGTAGCGATCACAGGTTTATCTCTGATGGCTGCTTCGATTGCACCCATACCAACACCTTCTGAATTTGAACAGTTTACATAACAGTCACCACGACTATGTATCGTATTCATTTCATCCTCAGAAATCAGTCCATTAATGACTTCTACTCTTTTCATATCAATGCGAACATCTTCTCTACAGGTAGACTTCACAAGTAATCGGGTGTCTGGTTTATCCAAACGAACAAACGCTTCGAGAATCTTTCTGAAATTCTTCCGTGGATCTAATATGTTTCCAATGTGATAAAATGTATAGGGTTCTTGTGGAATGTATGCATGAATAATGTAAAACTCCTTATCAGGGAATTGTGCAGTTAGAACTCGTTTACAGAATTCACTCGGAACAGCGATACGATCAAAGTGGTCAAATAGTTTTCCATAATCCTCATGAACAGTTTCTGTTTCACACACAGTCATACATATGACGTTCTTACACTTAGACTTGATGGACGGTATATGTTCAAGCACACTATCTATCGGGATAGCAAATATAAATGCCTGATCACACTCGGGTATTTCTTGATTATATATATAGTATTCACTACCAGGGAAAAGATCCATGTATTTCTTGGTATGTTGACCAATACCACTTAATAATGTTGGTCCGATGAATATCATTATATATAAAGATAATCTTTCTTTTATATATATAAACATGGAAGCTCTTAAGGAAGAAATCCGCGTCGAGATGAACTCTGTTCGCGTCGACAAGAAAAAACTGTACGGTATCATTCTCAAGATGCTTGACAGTTGTGGAGGTGGTGCAGGGACCGTCGTTGAAGGTCCCCCCGGCCCCCAGGGCCCCACAGGTCCCGCAGGTCCCGCAGGTCCCGCAGGTACCACAGGCCCCGCAGGTCCCGCGGGTCCCGTAGGTCCCGTAGGTC